TGTTAACTCTGCTTCTGCGTCAACTGAATGGTATGCATTTAAGTCTTGAGCAAGTTCTGGAGTCCAGACTGCTTTTAACTTACGAGTTTTGGCTATGATTGGAATGCTCTTTAACGCAATGTCTAATTCTGGTATATCTATATCAGTTTCAGGATTTGCGTCTACTTGTGCATTTGTTGCTTCAAAATCAGTTCTTGTATAGTTAGTTACCGGCTGTTTGTGGTAAGCAACTGAAGCACTTAATGGTGCTGTTGCTACTGATTTTTTAACAATAAAGCTAATTTCAGTTTCTGCTGAATTTATCTTTGTGTAAGCTGGGAAGAATTCATCAAAACCAGAACCTGAGATTGAGAATGCTCTCACTCCGTCTTTGTCTGGGTTTGTGTATGCTTCAATACCAGTTGTAATTTTAACTAAACCATTGTCAGCTGCTGAGCCTATTGCTACTGATGCTGAAAGGTCTGGTTCGTAGTCAACATCTGACCAAGAAACTGAACCAGTTGTGTACTGGTCAGCATCTGTATTAGATGCGTGAATACGTAATGTATCGCCTGTTGTAGCGTCATTTATAGAATATCCGAATTTACCGGCGCCATATAAACCACCACTTGCGTCAACATTAGAACCTGATGTGTTACCATATACGTCACTTGCTTTAGTATGGTTACCTGTTTGGGTTGTACCATATTTAAAATCAAGATAGAAAATCAGACCAGAAGGTAAGTTCATTGGTTGAACTGACACAAATTCTTGTGCTGCTAATTCACCAAATATTCTTCTTACTAATGGTAAGGCTACACCTGACCATTCTTCTGCATTCTGTCCACCAGTAACTGAAGCTTCTTGGATTAACTGTCCTGCTTGATTTTCAAGCAATACTGCCATTCCGTGAACTTTAGTTTCGTCTTCTAAACCTTCTAAAAGACCTGTTGGTTCCCATTTTGATACTAACTGACGAGTTTGTTCTAATAGTTGTCTTTGTGGATTATATCCGTCCATTAATGACTCTATTGAATTTAATTTACTCATTTTAGTCTACTCCTTAAAGTATGTTTGCTAATTTCTTGAATCTTGCTTTCATTTCAGCTCCTTCTGACAAAACTTCAGCTTTTGCTGGCTTTGTAGAACGGACTGGTTTTGAACTTGAACCTTTAGAAACTGCCTCACTTAATTTAGAAGGTCTTTTAAATGATTCTGCTAATGTAGCGTAAACCAATTTAACCTCTCTTAAGTTTGAAGTTCTGTCAAAGTTTTCGACAACTTTGAGTTTTTGTTCGTTGTTCAATCCAAATGCCCTAAACAATTTGTTCGAGAACAATAGTTTAGCGTTCAATAAATTAACTTCGTTTAATTTTGCTCGCATGAATTTTACTACACTACGAGTTTCTTTGATTTCTTTTTTAAGTTCATCCACTTTGTCTGCTTCTTCTTCAGCGTCTTCTTCTTCAGATAGTGCTTTTAAGACTTCGTCTAAGTCAAGGTCTTCTTCATCCTTGTCTTCCATTTCGTCTTTGTCTTCAACTTCCTTAACAACGTCGTGGTCGCCAAGTTCGTCTCCTGCTTTCTTATCTGAACCTTCAGATTCAGGACCTTGTCCTACTGATGATGAGTCATTTGCTTTATCAGCAACCTTGTTGTCAGATTTTCCAATTTCTGATGATACGTCATTTTCATCGACTTTTTCTTCTTCGTCTTTGTCTTCGACTTCATCTAAGTCATCTTCTTCTGATTTTTCAAGGTCTGCTTCTAATTCAGCTAATACTGATTCTAAATCAAGTTCATCTTCTTCTTCAGCGTCCATTTCTTCTTCTTTGTCCATTTCCATTTCATCTGCGTCCATTCTCATTTCGTCAGCGTCCATTTCCTCTTCTTTGTCCATTTCCATTTCTTCCTCAGCGTCCATTTCACCTTCTTCTTTGTCCATCATTTCCTCGGCATCCATTTCCATTTCGTCTGCGTCCATTTTCATTTCGTCAGCGTCTTTTTCCATTTCATCCTTGTCCATCATTTCTTCTCAGTATCTTCTTCTTCTCTCATTTCATCTTCATCTTC